TCAACTATTGGAACTCACTCAGAAGGCGAAGACGCTTGGAAGATGTATAAGGAAGGCGTGATTCGTGAACACTCTATCGGGTTTCGCTACTTATGGGACAAAGCAGAATTTGTATCTGTCGAAGAAAGTAAGATTGAGGCTTTGCTTGCCGCCTATCCAGGTAGTGATGTTGAAGCAATCAAAACTCATGGAGGCTACTACAAGCTCAATGAGGTAAAGTTGTATGAAGGCTCTTTTGTAACCTTCGGAGCGAATCCAGAAACTCCAAACGAAACAAAATCTGAAGAAGAAGTTAAGCAAATACTTGACGAATTAGAAGAAAAGTCAAGCCTCTTTTTATCAGATTTGAAAAAAATAACTAGTGCAGATCCCGTGAAAGAACAAGAATTTTTGCAACTTTTGCATAGTTATAAGTCACTCGCACTTCGAAAGCCGTCTTTAAAAGACACTCAAAAAGAGCAAGCCGACGAACCGAAATCAACATTTTTATCATTTATCAAATAATTTCAAAGTGAAAAAGAAATTCGAAACTTTCCTAACGGAAAAAGGAATCACTTCTGAGGAGTTCGGTAAAAAGTCGGCTGACGAACAGTCTGAACTTTGGGCTGACTTCATCGAAGTGCAAATCAAAGCTCAAAGCGAGCTTGTAGAAAAGAAAGCCTCAAAAGAGGAGATCGCAGAACTCATCCGTGAAAAAGATGAAGCTCGTGCTGAAGAGATGAAAGCCATCAAAGCAGCTATGAAGGAGCAAGGTGAAGCAATGAAGTCAATGAGCGTGAAGCTTGTTTCTTCTAGTGCAAATCCAAAATCAGAAATTGAAGTGGCTATCGAAGAGAAAGCTGAAAGCTTCAAGAAAGAGATTGGCGAGAAAAAAGGCTCAGTTGAGTTTGAAATCAAAACCGATGTGACTGCTTCTTCAATTACCAACAGCACAGGAGCATTGCGCTTGGATTCAATTGGTCAACTTGCTCACTCGAAGCTTACCCTTCGTGACTTGTTTACCGTGATTCCAGTAGGAGCAGATTCAAATGGAGTGATTCGTTACTCTGACTGGGATGCTGCTACTACTGCTAGAGCTGCAACTATGGTAGCTGAAGGCACTGCTTTTCCAGAATCAACAGCTGCATGGGAAGAGTTTACTCTTGAGCTTAAGAAAATCGGTGACACTATACCTGTAAGTGAGGAAACTATTTACGATCGTCAGCGTTTCGCTAGAGAAATAAACCAATTCTTGAGCGTAAACATTGCTATTGTAGAAGATAACCAACTTGCTATGGGTGGCGGTGGTGCTGATATGGATGGCTTATATCCAACAGCTCCAACTTATACAGCAGCAGCTTCTGGAATTGCAAGTCCATCAACTTACGATCTAATTGTGAAAATGCGTGAGGCTATCATGGGAGCTTATGGCTCTAAGTATTCTCCAAACTTTGCAATGATGAACATTTCAGAAATCACTTCAATGCAATTAACAAAGGACGCTAATGACAACTATGTCATGCCTCCTTTTGCAGATGACCAAGGAAATGTAATCATGAACATGGTTGTGATTGAAAATTCAAACATTACCAACAATACTTGTGTAATTGGTGACAGCCGCTACGGAGCTATCTACGAAGTAGAGGGAACAACTATCATGACAGGTTATGTTGGAACTGATTTTGGTAAGGACTTAGTGACGTTGAAAGGCCGCAAGCGCGAGGCTTTACTTCTTCGCAATGTTGACCAGACTGGTTTCCTTAAGTGTACTGATATTGCAGCCGCTAAGGTTACTCTAGCAACATAATATGAAGCCGCGAAACAAGGTTGAAATTGAGTTCACCGAAGATTTCGCAACCAAGAAAAAAGGAGAGCGAGCTGAATATGAACTTCAGCTTGCTTCTTCTTTAGTAAAGCGCTTGAAGGTTGCTAAGTATTTCGTTGAAGTAAAAAAACCAAAAGCAAAGGCAAAGCCAAAGGTAAAGCCAGAAAGCTAAAATCTAAGATTCAAAAGGAAGGCTTGACTGAGAAATCAGTTGAGCTTTTTTTATGTAATTTTGTTGCATGGCTCAGATACTATCAACAACAGATTTCTTAAATGGAGATCTAAAACTCGCACAAGATCAAAACACAAAAGCTGCCATCGCTTCAATACTATCTCCAGAGAAAGAGCTTCACTATTTGAAACAAATTTTTGGGTCTACCCTTGGTCAGAACTTAATTGATGATCTTGCTGGTGATCCGCTTGTACCTGCTTCAGCTAAGTGGCTTGATATTTTCACTCCTTTTGACTTTGACAACAATAACCGTAATTGGTATTGTGAGGGGATTAAAAGAGCTTTGATGTATCTTTTCTACTTAGAGGTAACAACGGGCCAGCCAGTAAGAAATTTCTCTTCAGGTAGTCACGGAGTAAATCAATCAGCAGTTTCGGCTCAAGGAATTAACAAACTTGAAATCGTTTTATACAATAGAGGAGTTGAAGCGATATGCTTGCTGCAAGCTTTTGTTTTGTCTGACTCTGTAACTTATCCTGATTTTAAAGGAATAGAGTTCGAATATCAAAGTCCAATTTAGTATGCTACAAGTATCAACACTGCTTCGAGAGGTTATTGCTTCAATGTCAGTGACCTTGAAAATTGATTCAGTTGAAGCTTCTGGCTCAAACTGGAAAGTATATTGTTCTAATACTCAATATTTAAACACGCTCTCTGAGCTTGAAATTGGTAGCGTTCAATATGTTGTTGAAAGCTTTGTTCAAGACGAATACTTAATTCTTGAAGGAGCAGTCCAACCGACTACAGGTATTTTTGCTCTAAGGAATCCTACTTTCAAACATGGCAAATATCAAGCTGTTTTAACAGAACTTTCAGATCCTCAAGACTTGGACATCATGCCTTTGATCTGGATGCTTGAAAACCAGCAACGGACACGGCCTTCAGATTTGGACAGTAAAATTGAAAGCGAAGGTCAAGTCAGGCTTTTCTTTGCGAATACAGATGACTGGTCGAGAGACACAGAACAGATGTATGAAGAGATTGTAAATCCTGTCCTGACTCTTGTTAATTTATTTCTTGTAGAACTAGAAGCGAATAAAAGGACTGGTGATTTTGGTGTTATTGAAACGACAAACCATGCAAAGCTTACTATCGGAGGTGGCGATTTAGGAGGCAATGAAGCTCAAGGAATCTTTCAGAGAACGCTTTCAGGAATTGAGGTGACTATTAATCTTCCTATCATGGTTGATTTTGATTGCTCTGATACTGCATCAACTCGTGTATGTCCTCAAGTGTTTATCCTAGACAGTAACGGCAATCTGATTACAATGGTTGACGCAGGCTCTTCTTACACTGTTAGCGGTGGTGGCGGTAGTGGCTTTGTTGAGAACTCAGATTCAAGCTATACTAATACAGTAGCAAGTGGAGCTACTTTGGTTCTGCCTGATATTACAGTTACAGATTCAGATGGTTCGACTTCTTCTGTACCTAGTGTTCAAGACGTAGTTTGTTCACCAGCATCAGACGCAACAGTAGAAAATAGCGACACTAGTTATTCAAACACAGTAGCAAGTGGAGGTACTTTAGTACTGCCAGACATTAATGTGACAGATAGCGATGGCTCTATTTCAAGCGTTCCTAGTGTTAAAGATGTAGTTTGTTCACCTGCAGCAGATGCTACGGTAGAAAATTCCGACAGTAGTTATACAAATACTGTTGCAAGTGGAGGTACTTTAGTCTTGCCTGATATTACAGTTACAGATTCGGATGGTTCAACGTCTTCTGTACCTAGTGTCCAAAACGTACTTTGCACGCCTTCAGCAGATGCTACGGTAGAAAATAGCGACAGTAGCTACACCAATACTGTGGCAAGTGGAGGAACGCTTACGCTTCCTGACATTACAGTCACAGACAGCGATGGGAGTACGTTTACTCAGGCTTCTGTTGTAAATGTCGTTTGTAGTTTATCGGCAGATGGCACTGTCAATGTAAATAGTGTATTTTTCGACAATGTAGCTTCGGGCGCAACCTTAAACATTCAGGTAAGGCAATCAAGTGGAAGCACATTAATAGGTTCAAAACAAGGTGCGCATTTTAGAATCCCCGACAGCGTTATTACTTTAGACAATACGGACGGGTCTACATTATCTACTACAAACGTCTTAGCTACTGATGCATCAACTATTACTGCTCCTGATGCTACTGCTGTGATTAAAAACACTTTAAACGCAGTTCTGAAGTCTGAGTTAATTCCTAGCAATGTGAGCGAGGATATTATCATTGCAGATGCAACCATTAACATTAACCAGAGTGACGGTACTTTGATTGCAAGCGCAACCGTAACAGCAGAGGGTTCAGGAGTTTACAATGTCGCTGATTCAACTGTCAATGTGGTTAATACTCTTGGCTCAGTTTTATCAAGTAACTCAGTAAAAGCCACAGTCACTGACACGGTTCTAGCGCCTGATGCAAATGTCGAAAACTCAGACAACAGTTACACAAACACTGTTGCAAGTGGTGGCACGTTAGTGTTGCCAGATATTCAATTGACTGTGAATGGTTCGGTAGTAGGGTCTTATCCTGCTGCTGTGAACATAAGCGCAAGCGCGACATCTGCTACAGAAGTAGACATCTCAGGCGATAACCTTACAGAGTCAGGCGGCTCTGTTAGTGCTATTCAAGATCAAGGGCCAATAGGAAACGACCTCTATCAAACATCGGGGTCTTTGCAGCCAAGCTACACGGCTTCAGATGCTGCCTACAATAACCAACCTACCTTCAGCCTTAACTCAGATTATCTATTCTTTACCTACCCAATGAGAGTATTTTACGAAACAGGCTTCAACTTTTGGTTTGTAGGGAATGCAGCATCAGGCCAAAAAGTTGACCTTTTAGGTGGGTCAGCTAAGAGTGGCGATAGTAGGTCGATTGGTTGGTTTGACGACTTAGGTTATGTTCGCTATCAAAATGACGTTTACTCAAGCGGCTCTGATCCACTTTTAAACGATAGCGCACTAGACACACCTGCGGTGTATTGCTTTAGAGTAACAAACGGCTCAAGCGGTACTATTACATTATACCGAAATGGCGTTGCGTTAGATACGGAAAACAAATCTAGTTACTCAGCACAAGGGGGTGTTGCGTTTAGATGTCTTGGTACATTTATAGGTATTGTCCGTTCTCAAGGTACTATCGCAGCATTTAAGGTTGTAAATGAGGATAGTTCAGTAGCTGACCTAAATACTCAAGGTGCAGCGTATGGTACTAAGTACAATTTCACACAAACAACTATTGTCTAATGCAAGTATTTGAAACATCATCCTTCCAAGAAGATATAGACGCTATTGACTTACACCTTTTCGGAACTATTGACCAAGACACTTGGCAGGGTGAGCCGATAGAGTTTGAAGGAAAGAAATACATAAAGTTTAAACCGATACTCAACGAGTGGCTCAATGGTAGAGAAACAACACAAATTGAAATACCAACAAACGATGAGTAGTTGTTCAACAAAAGAGTTAACTTTTAAAGCTGTACGCATTTAAGAGTAGCGTATAGAAGAAAATGCTTAAATTTGTAAAAATCTAAAAACAATCTCAATGAAAACTTGTCTTTGCGATTTGACCTTCTTGAACACAGGACGGCCATCTTGTATGCCGATGCAAGATGCGGCACGAAAATTAATCCTTGTTCCATTAGCTCAAGCAGATGGCACATTGAATAGAATAACTTTAGCTGATACGTTTAATAAAGCTTATGTCGACGCAGCTATCAACAACGCAGATCCTTATCAGCGTTGGTATCCAATAGGAAATCTTTTGAATGTCGAGGACGTTCGTGGAGATGATGTCGTTGAGACATTTGAAGACGGATCTTCAGCGAAGGTTCAAGATGCAACTGGAACTTTTACTGGTATGATTATCAACCAGACTCCTGATTTTCTTCGCAAAATCGTTTCTTGGGGTTGCACGACTTTTGGAGTGTACGTTGTTGACAAGCAAGGAAACTTGATTGGAGACACTGTCACAGATCCTCTCTTTATGTCTCCTCTTCCAATTAACTCAGCTACTTGGAGTCCTAAGTACATCAAGACAACTGACACCACTGTTCCAAAAGTTATGCTAAGCTTTGAATGGAGACAAGATTTTACCGATGATCAACTCGGTATGGTTCTTGCTTCTGAGTTCTCAGGTGTTGATTTGCTTGACATTGCTGGTTTGGTTGACTTGTACGGAGCTGTTTCAAACGAAGCGACTACAGGATTTACAATGACAATTACAACCGACTACGGATCTGCGAAGACTCGTGCAAAGGTGAGTGGATTAAATGCTGCTGATTTCGATTTGAATGAAGTTACGCCTACTCCAGGTGCAGAGCCTTTCACAGTTGTAGAGTCTTCTGATGGAGTTTACGACTTCACAATCACAACTCCAGCTTCTTCAACAGAAACATTTGCTTTAGGAATTGATGCAGCCACTTTAGGATATGACGATACCTACCTTGTTAGCGAGACAATCGTAATTCCTTAATCATGGCCAAAGCTTCACACTACCAAGTTGATCGAATACACATTTCTTTGAAAGCTTATTCTTCAAAGCAGAAAAAGAAATTTGTCAAATTCTTGGCTCTTAATGGAGTTAGGAAAGGCTTCGATGATCACTGGGAGTCGTACAAGAAGCTTAAATAAGTTCTAAAAAAAAAAGAAAGACTCGGAATAAATTTCGAGTTTTTTTTTGCTTTTACTACTCCAGTATAAAATTTTATACTACATTTGATTTATCAAACAATTAAAACAACAAAATATGAAATCAGTTAAAATCTATCTGCGGTCAACTTCAAATATTGAAAGCCCATCCATCAACGATGTAAAGACAGCTATTGACTCAGAAGGCATTCGACACACAAATCAATATCTGAAGCCAGAAGGCGGTCTGTTTACATATAAGAATTACATTAATATGCTTGTAAGCAGATTCAAATACAAAACAGTTGAGGTTTTGTGTGATTCAAAGACAGTATTTTATTGGGAGTCAAAACAGGTTGGTATAGTATAACCACAGTTGAGACACCAATGCCTCGCTTCCTTCATTGGTTGCGAGGCTTTCGAGGTGTAAAGCTAAGATGAAATCAAGAGAATCAATATTACTTGAGAGGCCAGTTTTGATAGGGCAGCACGGCAATAAGAAGTTGACAAGTAGGATATTTGCAGGAGATTTAATCACTGTCAAAGACAAAGAACTAACTTCATGTATTTTTGCAAAGCCTACACATCAGATATTTGGCTGCTTCAGTGACTACTTTAATGAAAGGTCAGAGCTTGCAGCTTTGGACTTAAAGGAATGCAAGCCAGAAATAATTAAAATCAAAAACTTATAATGTTAACGAAATTATTCATTTGGCTCACGAGGTCAAAATACAAGCGCGACGCTGGAGGCGCACAGAACGCTTTTGACAGCTCCTTTCCTTTGCGTGAATATGTTTGGGTATTAGAGGATAATAAGCTTACACAGTTAGCCGGAAATAGCAAACAAGCAGTGATTGCTGAGGCTCACATAAAAGGCAAGCGAGGTTGGCTACATGAACGCATTGAATATCGCCATGTGATCAGAAGCTGGAAAGAAGCTGGAATCTGGGTAAAACCAAAAACCAATAGACAATAATTTTAACAGGATAAGGCTAATCTAGTGACCTTAGAAAGTTAGGCGATAGGTTGTTAATCTCAGACTCTAGCCTTCCGATTTTTTTATTCGCTTCCTTATTCTCCTTTTGCGTAGAGTCTATTCCTAGATTTGCTGAAATTACAGACATCTCATGTAGTTTCTTATCTATAAGCTTTCTTACTTTCTCGTCCTTGTAGTATAATGCAACTCCTTCAATCATAAGTTCATAAGTAAGTTAATGGGTGTTCGGCCCTGATTAAGAACAACAACGCAGCCAATAGCGGGCTTCTTCCCTCTTTTAGCGTACGCCATAGCATATGAGTTGTGATCTATTCCACACCCTACTTGAGTTCCGAAGACCTTAAACTTCTGGCCGACAACCCATTCAGTATAAGCCTGAGTGTGTAGGTGTCCTTGAACTGTGGACATCATGTCTGCCTTGCATTTGGTTCTAGCTGTTCCCGCCTCGCCATGAATGTATTGCACATCGTCAATAACAAGTCTGTCTACAAAATCAAATTGAGGAACTTCTAATACATCTTTGTATTCTCTGATCCATTTTGTAGGAACTGATGAGGTTTGAGCTTTGCGCATAATTAACCTGTCATGGTTTCCAATAATAACGGTAGCAACCGGGAAAGCATCTCGCCACCTTGCTATTTTTTTAATTGCGAAGTCTAGTTCATCTGCACCCCCAAGCCCGTCCGCATCTGTTTCGTGGTAGCTGCTAAAGTGGTTGTCGATCACATCGCCTATAAATACAATTCTGTTGCAGTTAAACTTCTCCTTTTGCTCTATGCAGAAATCTAGATATCCATCAAGACAGAAAGGCTCGTGAAGGTCACCTATAACTAAGACCCTGTTAGACTCATCTTTTAGACTTCCCACAAGCCAATTAAGTCCTTTGTTTAATCTTGGTCTACTCATTCTATTAAATTTTATTTTCTCATCGCGAAATCTAAAGTATTTATTTTTGCAGTATGAACAGATTAATTGAAGTTGCAAAGAATCTACAGAAGATAACAGACAGAAGAGTCTTCTTCTTAACTTTTACCAGAGGCGATGCACAAAATCAAATAATTGAATTTAACACAGAAGGACAGCTTAGACTTGGAATCGCTTCTGATGGTTCTTCTCTTCCGGTTTATTCAAAGCTCACTGAGATAATGTCTGAAGGTGTTAAGCAAGCTGGAACTCCTTACACACTTTATGACACTGGAGCCTTTTATGAATCCTTCAAGATCAGTTCCATCGATGGAGATTCTGTGACAATAGAGGCCCAAACTCAGAAGCCAGACAAAGATTTGCTTGAGTATGGGAAAATTATCGGCTTAACAGATGTCAGCTTGACAGAACTTGTTAATTTCATTATCCCAATCATTCGAGACATTGTAATTAAAGAGACATTGAAATAAAAATATCGCAACTCGTAAAGGTTCTTGTGTTGAATAAATTGCTTAACTTCGAATTTTGTATTTTTACGCAATGAACGTGCATACCTCTATTGATACATTACCAATTGGCAGTTACTGGAAAATTATAGAAACAGGAGACGTTCATCTTCTTCTTGACGGTAAGAATGACGGCACAATTAAAGCAGAGCATCTCCAAACTGCATGGGAGTTAATTGAAGAAGAAATGTTTGATCTACTTGCCGAGGATAAGGACTACATCGAGCAAGTAAACGATGAGCGTCGTGAATATTTGCGAAAGCTTAAAGCGTTGATTGTTGGTGACACATTATCGATCTTACAATATAAACAGACAAGCTTGTACACACAAGAAGAGTTAGGCGATCTAGAACCTTTTAAATATCACAAAAGCATTGCAGTTCTTGAGGCTCATCTTGGATTTCCAATAGATGATTCAAAAATGTCGGTTCGCAAATATTACATTCACGCACAATTGATGAAAGAAAATGGCACAAAACCGAATTGAACGGTCAGACATAATTGCACCAGATGCGCTTATTGGTGTCATTAAAGAGGGTCGTGATCTGGAACAGCAACTTATCAAAGTTCTTGAGGTGATCCAACAGATCATGAAGGGTGGATCAATCAAGTCTGGTGGTGATTTGAGGGCATACACAGAACAGGTGCGTGACTTGAATGAAACATCAAAGACACTTGCAAAGACGCAGAATATCGTCAAAGAATCAACAAAGCAACTTGACGAATCAATTGCTGAAGAAATCGTTGTAAACAAAGAGCTGAATAAGCAAGTTGACGACGTGAACGGAAGCTTTACACAAAACGTCAAGCTGTCTGTTCGCTATCGCCTTGAGTTAAAAAAGCTTGCACAGCAGCAAAAAGATCTTACAAAGCAACTTGATCGAGGGCTTATAAGTACAAGCAATTTTGTGGAAAAGTCAACTGTTCTTTCAAAGCGACAGAAAGAATTGACAGTTGCAAACCAACAGCTTGGAATTACAATGCGTCAGCAGGTAAAGCAAGCAAATGCTGCAGGTACTTCTTTCGATGAACTTAGTATTCATCTTGGTAAGCTTCGCGACACATACAGAAAGCTCACTTCGGAAGAACGAAAATCACCTTTTGGAGTTTCATTAAAAAAATCAATCACAGAGCTTGACAAGCAGGTAAAGGCAAACGATGAATCCATCGGAAACTTTCAGCGGTCTGTAGGTAATTATCGAAAAGGGCTTGGCAAAACAATTGAGAAACAAGATTTCATGGGTCAGTCGCTTGGCGGCTTAAAGAAAAAATTCGGTGCTTTATTGTCACCTATTGGAGCTGTTGCAGGTGCTGTGTCTGGATTAACAGCTTTATATTTAGGTAGCACAGCAGGCGCACTTGATTTTGCATCGGCAACAACAAGGCTTAAAGCTGTGCAAATGGGTTTTGCAAACGATTTTGCAGAATCACTTGGTGCTGATGGTAAAGGTGGCGGCCCTTTGGATAAAATAGCATCCTTTCTTACAAAGCAACTATTTGGCATGTCCTCATTTATTCGAGGTGAAATTGAGGTTCTAGCAACCAATAGACTTGCCGATTTGGAGGTTGAAGCCATCAGAGCTGAAGCGCTTGCGGCAAAGCAAATTGACACACTTGAAGAATTAAAGCAGGTGCGTGACGATACATATCTCCCATTTTCTAAAAGGGTAAAAGCCGCGAGCGATGCTGTTGACATACTCACGGAAAGAGAAGATGCAGAATTAAGTGTTGCGCGAAAACGATTAAAGATGTTTCAAGGCTTATTGAAGAATGACCCGAACAACCTGCCACGTCAGAAGCTTGTCGCACAGCAGTTGTTAGAAATCGCACGAATAGAAAGAGAGAACGAACGACTTCGCACAGAGGCAGTCAGAGCAGTCGGACGTGTTCAGCGTGAAATTGATGCGGACAAAGCTAAACGAGACAGAGAGGCAAATGCATTAAAGAAAAAGCGAGAAGAAGAAGCAGAGAAGGCTGCTGCAAAAAAGAGAAAAGAAGATGAGCTTGCAGAGAAAGCGAGACTAAAAGAGATAGATGACTACCAGAAGCTTGATCAACTTGTGTATGATTCACAGATTGCAACTGCTGAATTTGAAGAAAATGCAGAACAAGTCTTTGAGTTGCGTCGTGAAAAGCTTCAACAGCAAAGAGAATTTGAACTTGAAAATGAAAAGCTGACGACTGCAGAAAGGTTAATTATTCAACGTCAATACATTAATGATTTAAACAACATTAATCGTGAAGAAGAAGCATTTAAAAAACAGAAGCGTCAAGAGGAGATAAACGCAGCAATTGAGCAAGCAAAGCAATTGACTTCAATTTTTGAGGATGCAATGAATAGGCGAAGCGAACTGCGACAAGAACAAATTATTCGTGAAATTGGTGACGCTAAAGAAGATTTAGCTCGACAAGAAGACTTGGCTGATCGTGGATTAGCAAACACCCTTGCTTTTGAGCAGAAAAAAGCCGCAGAACTTGAGGCTCAAAGAGATAGAGAAGCAAAGAAACAGGAGAAGCGTCAGAAAACTCTCGCATATTTAACAGCTTTTACAGAGTACCTTAAAGAGAATCCAAGCACAGCAGCAGGAAAAGCACTCGCTCAGGTTGCTATTGCTGAGACTGTTTCAGGCTTGTTCTACGAAGGAACAGAGTCAGTTGGTGATGATAACGCAACTAAGTGGAGGAACACAGGTAGAGATGACTATTTGATTGGTGTGCATAAAGGTGAGCGAATTATTAAAACTCAGGACAATAAGAAAATCGGAAACATGAGCAACGAAGATCTAGTTGCTATGGCAGAAGCTCACAGAAAAGGTGAATATCAAATCAACGCCTTGAGTGATAAGAATATTGTGAACGAGCTGCGTTCTGTTCGAAAAGCAGTAAGCTCTTCGGGGCAAATCATCGACGTTGACAAGCTTGGTCAAATGATTGACAAGCGAGTCGAAGATGGTATTAAGAAAACAATAGTGCATAAAAGGAAGCCAAGGAGAATATGAAGCAACTGCATAAGATAAACGGCAAGTCTGTTCAAGTTCCTAAGAATCATCAAGAGCTTTCCATTGAAATAAACTTCGACAACGACAGCACAGATAGGCAGGTCAACATTGTAGGCTTTGAGTGGGTAGATAAAGAAGCTCAAGATTTGCTTGACTACTTTAATCTTGGCATGAGTGGAGGAGCTGGAGTCTTTGAAGGAGTTCCGCACAAGATTACACTTCAAGAAAATGGAAGCTCGCTTGATTTGTTTGATGGTTATATTGACCTATCAACTGCAAATTGGGGTAGAAATCAAGTCGTTGCTGATAGCACACCAGTCGCAAAAATTGATTGGCTTAATGATATAGCTGACAGTTTCACATTTGAATACTTGCGCGAAATCGATAAGATTAAAGACTCAGACTTCGTGTTTGTTCCTTATGTCGTGAGCAGTGTTCCAAATTACTCAGATGCAATGATCACTACTGTTACGATAGTATTTTGCACAGTCGAAATTGAGGATGCGTTTAATCAAGTTAGTGCTGCCCTAGGAAAGATCGGAACAGGATGGGAAGCTGTTGGCGGTGTAATTGAGTTAATTTTTAGAATCTTATACGCTCTTTTGTTGATTGTTACAATATTAAATCTGATTCTTGATTTAATTGCTCTTATTATTCAGAAAATAAAGTATAAACCAGCGATGTCAGTAAACCGATTAATCGAAATCGCTTGCGACTTTAAAGGGCTTACATACACAAGCGACTTTCTTTTTGAGTCTACTTGGTCAAAGCTGCATATTATTCCAGAGAGCTTTTCAAATCCTGCCGATGTTGAAGATGATAGAATCTTGGGCTTCTTTGCGCCAAACAATAAAGAACAAAACGGATATTTTCAAGGCACGTTTGGTGACTTACTTCGAGCAATCAAAGACACCTTTAATGCTAAGGTTGTAATCAATGGAAAGCAGCTTTCTATTGAGAAAAGAAATAAGAAGTTGACAACAGCTCGATTTAAGCTTCCTCAATACGATGTTGAGAATTGGAAGACAAACGCTGAAGAAGTTGTTTCAAGCTATTTGATTTCATTCTCATACGATTCAGTTGAAAAGCAAACGATAAACAACTGGACTGGGAATAACATGCAAGCGATTCTTGATTTGAAAGTATCGACAGATCCTACTTTAAAGCTTCTTAAAAATCTCAACCAAGTTCAAAGTCCTTTTGCTAGAGCTACAAGAAAAACAACTTTCACTATTCCTGAGAAAATTGCTGATGCTCTTCTTGATGACATTGGTGTAGTTGTTGGTGTTTTTGTGAATTTGGCAAATGGAGTTATAAGCGTAGTTAACAAAGCTATTAAGACAATCAACAAACTAAAGTCAGCCTTATCCGTTATTGGGATAAAAATCAAAGCTGATTTCGATCCCGTTCCACGTCTTACTGATCCTGGGCTTGAAAACCTTATCGACAACAGAATCGGCATGATGCTTCTTGATACCGACATGATTACTGTTCCAAAGTTGGCGCTTCTTGATGTAAACTCAAACTATAGACTCAACAAAATATCTGCTTTAAACGATACTAAATTAACTGCTCTTAATCTCTTCAACGAGTTTCACATTTCGAATACTTTTGCACCTACTGCAAACTCAGCACAGAGATATGAATTTGAATATGATCAAGTGGAGATGAATCTTACAGACGTTCAAAACGTGATTGAAGATAGAGCTGTCAAGCTACCTTCAGGTGAAATTGTTGAAGTCGTATCTTGTAACTGGAATCCTTTCACGAGATTAGCTACTTTTGTAGTACGTCAAAGAAAGCTTTTTACTAACAACTTAAAACAGGTTATCCTTGAGCCAATTGGAAGATGATATAAAAAAAATAAGAGAAGGTTTGCAAGGCTCACTGGAGTTTTTAAAATCTGCTCCAAAAGTTCTTGAGAGCTTGACAAAAGACTTGAAGCCTAAAACGGATGAAGAGCTTCAGCAGTATGCAAAAATCATGGAAGGAGAAATCGAAATCCATGACAAAGTTAAAAAATTAAGAGATAAATATGCCAGTCTGGTTAGAGAGTCTTGAGATAAACGAAGAGAATGTCACTGGAACTATTGACTATCTCAAAGGAAATATGTTCCAGAAAATCGAAGTCAACATTGAAATTCGTGTTGAAACTTGGGTTGAAATGAACGCCACTGATGAAGTGTATTTCGGTGACCCTGGCATGACCACGAATGACTGGATCACTGCAACTTGGCCTTTTGCTACTGACTTTAATGTTGGAGATTCTCTTTCGGTTGTAGGCTCTAATTCAGGAACAAACGATTCAAATCTTTATGTAATTATAGAGAAGCCAAGCGATTATGAGATTCGAATCAGCGGCTTCGCCTCAATGGTCTCTAATCTTGAGAATACTGGAAAGATCCACTTGATTCAAGAGTCTGAAGGAATCATTTTAGACTACGGCCTAATTGAAAACGCAGAAGCGACCAACTTCAATTCAAAAGTTGACGGCTCTTTAATGCGTTATGAATATGGTGCAAATCCTATTGGTGCGACTCCTATCTTAATGAATCCTCTAGGAAAAAAAGATTGGCAGCTTGGAATCACAGGTTTGGATGACGTTCTAGTTTCGAACACAACTGCTGGTGATGATCGCATAAATTATCGCTACAAGTTCACGCTTAGTCAGACTTTCATTATTCACCCAATGTTCTTAGCTCCTCAGATTACTGATTTGCTTAATTCGCCACGTCTTGCGCCAAAGTATTTTAGACTGATAAACGCTTTGAAGTACGTCTTTAGGATTCGAGCACTAAGAACTCTTCAAGATCCGAATGTTTATCAAGAAGGTGTCTTCGATCAAAAGATTGGAAACACTGGCTGGGCAGGTGAAGAGTACAACGGAGGTGATGCCGAATACGAAATAGACAATTTAGTTTATTCCAATAGTCTAGGAATTGTCAAGGATTCAGTTGTCACAGTCTCTTTCGATGTAGTCAACACTGCTGACAACACTAATGGAGACGCTGAATTTGTTTGTGTCAATTTCATTATGTTACCAGAAGACGCTTCACAGTATCAGAACAAAGATGAGTTTATGTCAAGCAATTTCTGCTTCGACAGAGCAAACCAGCAAGAAGGAGCGGCAGCAATTAACGGAATACAAAACGGAACTGGCTTTCAAGCTATTACAAACTTGACAGTAACTTCAGGCACGAGCCTAGTCACGGTCGAATTTGATATGGACTTTGGAGCATCTACTCAAGCTGTTATAGACGCTCTGAATGATAAGCGTTTCATGATTTCTGCTTATGCAGTAGGCAACGCTTTAACTGCAGAATTAGCCAATTACACATTAATGTTTGTCGATATTGATGAAATCAAGATTGATATTCCTGACACGATAATAACCTGCACTCCAGAGCTTTTCTTCCATGATCAGAATGACTTTTCAAGTCCAGTAACATCTCCAGAGTTCACGCCTGAAGATGAAATAGTAGGGTATTCCGCTATTCTTTTAGATCGCTCAAGCTTAGACGCTCAAATCGATGCTGTAAGAGGCGAAGTATATCTTGAGAAAACAGGTCAAGATGATGTGATTCTTGATCAAATTGAATTTGATTTGACTGGTGCTCCTATCATTGGCGATGTGCGCTTTATAAATGAAACGCCTGACACACCTTTCGCTGTCTTGTCTACCGAGATAAGATCAAAATACAAAGCTGTTCGAGATACTTCAACGGATTCAGGCTCTTCTTATGGCTACTATTTACAGCATCCTTTCTTGATTCGTTGGGAATATTGGGAGCAGTTGTTTCTCACTACACTGCCAGGAGACTTTCTTGACATCACAGAACAGTTTAACGGATACAATCAAAACTGGTATAGGCTCTCTCAGATATCTGGTTGGTCTTTGAAATATAGGCTCTCTACTGATGTGACAGTCCAGAACACAACAAAAACAATAAACAAAGCTGTAGACATTACTTTAAACGATTATCTTTCAAATACTGATTGGATAAACGAAACAATTGAATGTTATGACGGAGCAACTTTGCTTGATGTTGGTGGAACTCCTTACATAAAATCAAAATCAAGTGGGGTAGATACAACTATTAGAGCAGAGTTTGAACATCTAACATTAGCGCCAGCAGTCGGAGATCTTTGGGGCTTAATTAGAGTATTTCCAAAAGAGGTTGGAACATACATTGCAAACGATTCAGCATCGAGCAAATACAATCGAAGCTCGCTTTCTTTCTTATCAGGTACTGGTGGAAGGGTCACAATTTCAAATCCGAGCGGTAATGTCATCAGACTTGAATGCACTGTTCAAGCTTCAGAATTACCTGACGGAGTAACTGACTTTACAATCTCAGCAAGGATTGGTGAAGATTCTTCTACTCTATAGTTTTTAATTAATTTTGTGATATGAGCAAGTGGGGAGAGATTCAAAAGAAAAATGTCTTAGTTATAGACGGAATCAGGGAAATCATTACCCTCCCGCTCAATGATAATCCTTTCGAAAGATGTTGCTACAATCTATGTGTATTTGCTGATCTTTCAAATTCAGACAACTATCGAAACGATTGGACTAGCTTCTTAAAAATAATTCCTCAGTCTTATAGCTCTGTAAATATGGAGCTAGAGAAATATATCAACGGAGTTTGGACTATTCAAACTGCACTTGTTAATGATACTTACGGAACTTTCTATCCTTTAGGCTTTGAAACTAAAGGAAATAACAATCTTATTGGGTATCGAATAAACTGGGTTGAAGTTCTTACGGCTTTTAACACTGGAAAATATAGAGTCAAATTTGACTTGACGTCAACAGCGATTTATTCGGATTCTTACTGCTTAGAATCTTTTTCTCAATATGCTGTTGACAATAGTGTTCGAATTGAATGGCTTTGGGATTCTGTCATCGGAGATAGGCATTCTCAAGATACTCGCGATTTTGCAGGCTTAGAGTGGTGGAATCAGATTAGAATCTGCAACGGAATTTTTGGCTACAAAAAAGGAGGCTTTGAAACAGAGTCAAGAAGATACGAAAACGGCTTTGAAGATTCAGTTTCAAAAACATACTCCGAAGATTACACAATGATTTTGAGAGGATTGCCAATTGAGGTGCATAACATTATCATCTACGACATTCTACAAGCCGACGAAATATTGATTACTGACTACAATTCTTGGAACAACTCTGGAAGCTATGTCGATAAGTCTGTTGAAATCTCTGGAGCTTACGAGCCTAATTATCAAGGAATAAATACGAAGCCATCAATTCAACTTACGTTCAAAGACAGGTTCTCAAACCGTAGAAAACTATACTCATGACAAAAACAGAGGAATCTGCTATAGAAAAAAAGTGGCACTATAGAATCAACATTGTTCAAATTATAGTTGGCTTAATCGCTGGCTTTGTTATGCTTGGATCATGGGTTGGAGCTGTTGAAGTTAGATTGCAAAGCGTGGAGGAGTATCGTGAAGGAAGTGAGCCGACAAGAATTGAAGCTATGAAGATTCTTGGGATGCAACAGCAAGCATTGACAAGATTATCAAACGACTTCAATAAGTTTCTTGTCAGATATGAGAAAGACAGAAAGGAAGATGTAATCTACAAAATTCAAGAGCAAAAGGATCTGCAGAAGTTTTATCAGATGTACGACCTAAAACCAAAAAAATGAAAGTTGCTGAAAATTTTTGTCTTCAAGAGTTTGTCTCAAAAAACACTTGGTCTAAGTGGGGTAATAAATCGATGTGGTTTGTAGATCCAAAATTATTCTCATTAGCTCAATTCTACAAGGAGTTTTTTACGATGCACTATCAAGCAGATGATGTTTTTATTGTGATCAACAACTGGCACACAGGGGGAAGCTACATAGGTAGAGGTTACAGAGAGCCACAGCAATACAATGATGGTCAATTCAGTAGAAGCCCAAACTCAGAGAGTCAACACAGATATGGAAGAGCTTTCGATTGTGACATCATTATCAATAACGGAACGAGATACGAAGCTGATTACATCGAAGTGCAAAAGGTTATAAATGAAAACAAAGATCTATTTATGCAGAAAGGATTGACTACATTGGAAGATCCTGCTATTGCAAAAACTTGGCTACACTCAGACGTTCGCAACACTGGTCTTGATGACATAAAAATTGTGAGACCATGAACGAGTTTATTGCAGCCGCTTTGCTAGGGGCAATCCTTAGAGAGCTTTATTTCTACAATAAAAATCAAGATAGATATATTGAAACACCATACATCAAAGATCGTTTTGACGATATTCTTTTCGGATTAGGATCTGCTTTTGTCTTTGGTTTTTGGGGTGGTGACATCTTTAAGTTCTTTGCTAAAATAGGAATCTCAAAAGAATGGGAATGGTTGTTCATTATTGGCGATTCATGGCATCCAATCTGGGCTTTGTTTCTTGGATTAATGTCTTCAGCTCTTATTGGTTGGATAATTGAAAGCGGTTTTGATTCAATTAAAAACTTCGTCTCAAGTAAAGTATCAAAAAAGTGAGCTATTTTAAGCTCCTCTCAGCGTTTCTTTTTATTGTAGTTATAGTATTACTCGGAATAATCTTTTCACCCGATTACGGGCTGCGAGATAAGCTAGAAGACGCAAGAATTGAATCAAAAGTAGGTGAGAAAAAACTACAAGACACTTTTGAAAGGATTCAAGACCTTGAAAACACAAAAGATTCACTCCTCTCTGTTGAGGTTAAAATTGATACAGTTATCGTTGAAACTAAAGTCTACTATGAAAAGAAATACAATGCAATCCGCGAAGCTGAAGCTGACTCTGCTCTTGATGTTGCTCGGAGTTTGCTCGACTCATTTGAAATCCCAGACTGATTCTCTCACAAGCTCAGACGCGAAGAAAATCTGGTACTTGTTTGAGCGCAATTCAGAACTTGACTCTCTTGTAAAATTGAGAGATGAAAAACTTTCAGCAAAAGATGGAATTATTTTTACGCAAAAGCTTCAGCTTAATGAGTGCAAAACTGGACTAAAACAGAACGAGGAAATCAAGATTGCTCTTAGAAATCAAATTCAAATCGTTGAAAACCACGCTAAAAAGGAAACAAGAAAGAAAAAGCTCTACAAATTTTCTTCAATAGGTAGCAGCTCTGTGATCGCTGTAGGTATTCTTTTCTTATATTTGTCACGCTGATTCTTCAATCCCGAAGAAACATCTTCGTTGTTTGTAAGGCCGAGCTTCATCTCTCGGCCTTTTTTTTTGCTTCAATTGTTGCAGTTTAAAATTTTATACTATATTTGCGTAACCAAACAAACAGTGAAAGATGAACGAAACAAGAAAAAAATTCCGTGATAAATACGCTTTTTCAAGGCTTGAATCTATTTTAAATGATGTCTGTATGATCATGGGTGAATCAAAAGAAAACGTGATCAGTAAAAGAAGAGATGGAGACTTTGTTCTTGCTCGACATTTGTATCACTACATCGCATCGAAAAACACTCTTTTCACACTCAATCAAATTGGAAAGGTTTCAGGAGGTAGAGATCACGCAACTGTTTTGAACTCAAAAAAGAGAATACTTGAATTGATTCAGCCAGTTGGTCCAAACAATAAGATTCCAAATCAAGATATTTTTGACATCGTCAAGGAACTTGATAAGTTTTCAAATCCTGAACCTGTAAACTTAGAGCAAGAAAATAGCGAAGTTGAACAAGTTGAAAAGCTATGTCGAGAAGTTCTTTCAACCTTTGATTTAATTTCAGAAGATCTTGAAGAGTTGAGAGAGAAATTTAAAATAAAATCAAAATTGTACACAAATAGATATAGATAATGTCAGTGAAAGTTGAAGAGTGGACTACTATCCAGGATTACCACGAGAAAAAAAACACTGGGAATCTTGTTTACTTTCGAAGGGTAATAGGAGAAGCAATCAAGACTAAAGAACCTATCATGGTAGAAATAAACGGAATGCAAGAATCTGTGTTTGTAGTCGGTCAGGCTTTAGTTCGTAAGAACGGGGGTACAATACTTTTAAAAGATGTCTGAAAAACTACCAGCGAAGAAAGAATCAGCAATCAAAGTAATTGCATCCGAACTTGAGTTGAAAGGTAAAATTGAAACTTTCAATCAATTGCTTTCAAAAGAGCCTCGACCATCTTGGGTAAGAACTCACCCTTTTCAGAAGAAGTTGAAATACATCCCGATTGAGATTATCGAAGAGATGCTCAGGAAGATATTTCAGCAGTTTGATATTGAAGTTAAGCAAGTACAGCCGCTTTTTAATTCAGTTCAAGTAACTGTTCGAGTCAATTACTTGCACCCAATTACAAACACATGGAGATATGTTGACGGAGTTGGAGCAGTAAACGTACAGACAGATAAAGGAGCTTCTGCTGCCGACTTAGGAGCTATCAAAGCGAACGCTATCCAATTGGCAGTTCCAGCAGCAAAATCATATGCAATCAAGGACGCTGTCGAAAATCTAGGAACTATCTTTGGTGCGAACTTAAATCGTAGAGATGTTCCTGAAATCAATTCACCTTGGGTTGATCATTCTACTGCTATGGATGAAGCTAAAAACTAAAATCATGGAAAAAAACCCTGTTGAAAACAAAGAAACAAAAGCTCAGCTTCAAACTAAAGTCAAGAAGCTAAAGCTTAAGCTCTCAGGAGACATGATAAAAGACATGAAAATTCGTGATGAGATCCATAATCTCGAGATGAAGATCAACGGAACGAAGCCGATGGATAGTCATATCGACTGCGAAGGTTGCGGATCTTAAAAATAAATTTACTTTTTTATTTTTAGTATAAAACTTTATACTTATTTTTGCCTTATAAACCAAAACAACGAAAAATGGAACATCCAAGATTTATATTAATTAGAGAATGGGCATCTGATAGAGGTATCCTCATAGAAGGAGATCCTAAAACTCAAGTGTTGAAACTAGTCGAAGAAGTAGGAGAACTATCTTCAGCAATTTTAGAAGAAGATGAAGATGATATTATTGATGCAATAGGAGATTGTGTTGTTGTGCTTACAAATCTTTCTTATCTATGTGGTTTAAAAATAGAAGATTGCATTGATTCAGCCTACGAAATGATCAAGGACAGAAAAGGAAAAATGAACAACGGAACTTTTGTAAAATATGAGCAATAAGAATTTACTTATAACTGTAGGACACAATGCGTCTGCAGTTTACTACAACGAGACAACAAAGGAAATAATTGGCTATGAGCAAGAGCGTTTTGATAAAATTAAAAGCAGTTCAAACTGGCCCATTGATGCCATAAATGAAATCAAGAAACACATCGACATATCAGGATGTAAGATATCGATAAGTGATTGGTTTACTAATAGGGATATTGACAACAAGTACGTTGATCAAAAGTCTCTGAATGATCTGATTCAGAACTATAATTGCACTGTTGAAGATCATATTGATCATCATAAATTACATGCTCAGTCAGCCGTTAATTTCAACTATGAACACAATGGAGAGGCAAACGGTTTTTCTCTTGTTATTGATGGATTTGGAAACTTTGGTAAGTCATTTTCTGTTTTCAGTTATGATGGTTTAAATATTGAGAGTGAAATTTGGAGTTCTTACACATACAAGTTTTCTCTTGGCTTGTTGTATCAATATTCTATTGGTTTCCTTGGAATGAAAGAAAATCAAGATGAGTACAAACTACTTGGATATGAATCACACATATCAATAGAGGATAAGCAAGTACTAGATCCTTTAATATCTAAATACGTAAAAATTTACGTAGATGGTTTGTGTAATTCAACCATCCCAATTGTTTCAGAATCCCTGATTCCTTTTGAACTACTTGATGAGGCTAGGAAAGATGTTTATCAAATGCTAAATGACGTGACTAGCGTTTTTAAAGAAGATAGTGACACAAAAATCATTGTTGCCTATTTTGTCCAATCATTACTTGAACAAACTGTCATGAAAATGGTCAAGTTCATAGGACTTGAAAATAAGAATGTTTGTTGTGCAGGTGGAGTTTTCTACAACGTGAAGTTAAACAATGTCTTAGCCAATGCCTTAAAAACAATATGTGTAATGCCAGTTTGTGGTGATCAGGGCGCGGCTTTAGGTGCTGTTAAAGGACTTGAAATTGGATCTTTAAGGTTTGGTAAGAGGAAAGTGGAAGAGAAAAAAAGATCTCAATATAGTATGTCACAGATCATTGAATCAATAACTAATGGTGGAATAGTCAACATTGTTCAAGGTGATATGGAATTTGGCCCAAGAGCTTTATGCAACACGTCTTCTATCTTTCTACCAAGGAAAAAAATAGTTGATCATGTAAACAAGATAAACGGCAGAGACACATACATGCCATGTGCGCCTGTTATGCTACGTAAGAATGTTGATTTTTTCTTTAAAAAAGAAGACGTAAAAAAGGTTGTTGGTAGTAATAAATTCATGATCATAACTCATGACTACAATCAATCTGTTAGTCATGATGAATATGATGGTGTAATGCACCAATATCCACTTGAAGATAGATATTCTGGGCGTCCTCAAGTAATTGATGATGAGAGTTCACTTATCTACAAGATCTTAGAAAAGTGCAATGAAATAGGAGTGAAATGTTTAGTCAACACCTCATTTAATGTTCATGGCCAGCCAATAGTTTTTACACATGGAGATGTAAAGTTAAACTACAACTACCAAGTAAGAGAAGATTCAGAAATAGAAAACATCCTTTTGTATGAGAATAGCTTTTAGTGGTGCATGCCACAGTGGGAAGACCACTATGATCAATCTCTTAAAAAATAAATACCCATATTTTAAAATTTTAGGTGAAGAGGTAAGAAAGTATGATATTGACATTGATGAAATAAGATCTAAGCCAAATGAATACTTCTCTTTTCAAGAGAAAATCATAATGGCCAAAATCTTACAAGAAATAGATTGTGTAAAAAACACAGATGTTTTAATAGATAGATCGATTTTTGATTCATTCTACTATCTAAACACCTACATCAACATAGAGGAATTAACAAAGAAGAATCAAAAAAACTTTTACAGATTGAGTGAATCTTTGCACAATCACTTTGAGTTTGTTCAGGAGTTTTGCTACGATCACATATGTTTAATGAGTCCAATACCAATTGTAGAAGATGATAAATATAGACCGAAAAATCTAAGAGATATTCAACATAAAGAATATCAAACTATAAAAAAATTAATTGAGTTAAATTTTAACGGAAACACAATTGAAAGCAATGATTTGTCAGAACTGGAAAGATATTTTTAAAACACTATACTTTGGATCTAATGAGATAAACGCTAGAGGGATTAAATGTTATGAGATAGAAGATTTTTGCTTTTATATTGATCAACCATTTGCAAACTTCCCAAGTAGAAAACTATCATTATCATATATCGCTAAAGAATTTAACTGGTATCTATCTGGAGATAGGAACAACACCTACATAGAAGAGACATCATCTTTCTGGGCTACTATAAAAAACAAGAAAAAACCATACTACAATTCAAACTATGGTTACTATTTTTTTACTGAAAACCAGTTCCAATACATTGTTGATAAGCTTATTGAAGATAAGGATTCAAGGCAAGCTACTATTGTTCTAAATAGACCAGAAGTGATGATGAGTGAATCAAGTGACAAAATTTGCACAAATGCTATATCATTTAGGATAAGAGACAATAAGCTTAATATGAGTGTCTCAATGAGATCAAACGACTTAATATATGGAACATGCATTGATGTACCTCAATTCTTTTTTATAAGAGAAATGGTTTTAATTATGTTAAAACAGTTCTACCCTAAACTTGAGGTGGGAACTTATTTTCACAAAGCAGATTCATTACACTTTTATGAACGACATTTAAAAATGGTTACCTCCATTGTGGAAAATAACGAAGAAGTGCATCCCATTAATTTACCTAAGATCCATAGTAGTTATGAAGTAAAAGATTTGATTGATTTTAAGCTTAATGATTTGCCAAGATCAGAAAGCTATGAGTTTACACAAAAAATGCAACATCTTGTCAGTCAGTGATTACACTTATATTGAGATAGCCAAAGAGATTAGCTTATGTTCTAAAGCAAAAAGAGCTAAAGTAGGGGCCATATTAGTAAAAGATGGAACTATTATAGCAATGGGATATAACGGGACTCCAACTGGTTTTAATAACACTTGCGAGGTTGATAATGTTACAAAATCAGAAGTTATTCATGCTGAATCTAATGCCATAGTAAAATGTGCAACTTCAACAATCTCATCAGAAGGATCAACCCTATATTGCACTATGCTACCATGTTTTGATTGTGCTAAGTTAATTATTCAAGCAAAGATCAAAAGGGTAGTCTACCATTTAGAATATAGAAAACAAAACGGAAAAAACCTACTAAACAAAGCAGGCATATCATGTATAAAGCTGGAGAAGAAATAGAGTTCATGAACCACAAATCAAAAAAATGGGAAGTTGGAACAATAAAGGGTAAGAATTATGGCTTTGATACTAAGTTGAAAAAGAAAGTAGAAATGATCTCAACTTATGTTGTTCTAACAAAAAACCCATATTACAACGGTTTTGTCATTAGATCTGGTTCTGGTCTAAGAAAAAAATATTGAAAGAACGAATGTTGTATAAAATTTTATACTACATTTGGTCTATTAAATAATCTAAAAACAACGAGATGTTAGCAATTTTTATAGATCATGACGGAGATGAAGTAAAGTCAGAAAGAACATATCTTACCCTTAGTCAAGTTGAAAGGGTCAAATCAAAATTTAGCACAGGATCTTATAGAACCTTAAATAATGTTCTTATTTTATATGCAAATAATTTCTACAACTTGAACTACCTCACTAGGTGTGTCAAAGGTGTAAAGAATAGTACATACTAAAACAACGAAAGGTGAAAAACATTAGAACAGATCTAACGATTGAAGAATACCATAAACTCCCAGCGATTTCAGC